CGCCGACATCTCTCGAGACGAACAAATCCACGTTGCCACTAACTCTCTCGTATCTGCTGATATGGGTTTACGGTGGAGTCCTTCTCTGGACAAACTTAGGAAGGCAACCGTTAACTGGATTTTTCAACCCCTCACTTCCAATGTAGACGATAGATATTTGGACAAAAAATTTTGGACCGATGCTAGCGATCGACTTATGTACGAAGGAAAAGCACCTGAACTAAGTTCTACAAAAGCAGCACGAATGCCATCATTCTTCGAGCACTCCAATGTCAATCTCCCTCAATACGCTTAAACTTCACAACCAACGACTAGACGATCTGGTCACACGTTTAGAGAATAATTTTTCCGCCCGACCTATATCACCTACCGACACTATCGAATCAATTATGTATAGAGCAGGACAAGCAAGTGTCATCGAATATATGAAATCAATTATGGAGGAAGAAATCTAATGTGCTTACCAGCACCCGTACTGACATTAGCGTCGTTCGTCGCAAGACAGGTCGCAATGAGTAAACAACGTCGAGACACAACACCTCAGATTGCCAGGAATGAGGTACCTCCTCCACGACTTACTGGACCAGGAGCAAGTGGACGTCTAGATCCTGAGAAAATCAAAAGGGATGATGAAGATTTAAAACTTGCTACTACACCTAAACAAAAGAAAGACCGTAAGAGAGTAAGAGAAGGTCTTAAAACTCTCGGTGCTGTTGATCCAACATCTGCGTCTCTACCTTCTTCACCAGATCAAGGTATCTCTACATGACAACGGCACGTGAAAGATACAATCAACTATCCAACAACCGTCGTCAGTTCCTCGACACAGCAGTTGATTGTTCAGAACTAACACTGCCTTACCTCATTAGAGATGATCAATCCACACAGAACCATCAGCAATTAACGACTCCGTGGCAAAGCATCGGAGCAAAATCAGTAGTAACTCTGGCAGCAAAATTGATGCTGGCATTACTACCACCACAAACAACATTCTTTAAATTACAAATTAGGGATGACAAGTTAGGTCAAGAACTACCTCCTGAAATTAGAAGTGAACTAGACCTGTCCTTTTCCAAGATGGAAAGGATGGTGATGGATTACATCAATGCTTCTAATGATCGAGTGGTTGTTCACCAAGCATTGAAGCATCTGATTGTTGGTGGGAATGCTTTGATATTTATGGGTAAGGATGGTCTCAAGAACTACCCCCTAAACCGTTACGTCGTTAATCGTGATGGAGACGGGAATGTCTTAGAGATCGTTACGAAGGAACTTATTAGTAGGAAAATTCTTGGTATTGATCTGCCAGAAAATAATGTAACTCAACCAAACGAAGTGAATGGTGAGACCTACTCAGGATCAGATGACAAAGACGTTGAGGTGTACACCTGCGTCAAAATGGATGAGAAGAGCGGACGTTGGGTATGGCACCAAGAAGCGTTCGACAAGATTATTCCTAATACAAGAAGTACTGCACCAAAGAACACAAGTCCCTGGTTGGTCTTGAGGTTCAATTCGTGCGATGGAGAAGACTACGGAAGAGGAAGAGTTGAAGAGTTTCTCGGTGATTTCAAATCTTTAGAGGCATTAAGTCAAGCACTCGTTGAAGGTGCAAGTGTCGCAGCAAAAGTTTTATTTTTGGTGTCTCCATCTTCAACTACGAAACCACAAACTATTAGTCAGGCAGCGAACGGTGCGATTGTGCAAGGACGACCAGATGATGTTGCTGTAATTCAGGTCCAGAAAAATGCCGACTTCAGAACAGCATCAGAACAAGCAGTTGCGATTGAACGAAGGATTAGTGATGCATTCTTAGTGATGCAAATGCGTCAGGCAGAACGAGTTACAGCAGAGGAGGTTCGCCTTACTCAGTTGGAACTAGAGCAACAACTCGGAGGACTCTTTAGTCTTCTCACTGTTGAGTTCCTTGTTCCTTATCTCAATCGAACACTCCACATCCTTCAACGCAGCAACCAGATTCAGAAGATCCCAAAGAACATGGTACGTCCTCAAATCGTTGCTGGAGTCAATGCTCTAGGACGTGGACAGGACAGAGAAAGTCTTACTCAATTCGTAGGAACCATTGCACAAACAATGGGACCAGAGGCACTACTTAAATATGTCGTCCCTAGTGAATACATAAAGCGACTTGCTGCTGCACAAGGCATTGACGTCTTGAATCTTGTGAAGACTGAACAACAACTTCAACAAGAGATGAAAGCACAACAAGAAGCATCACAACAACAAGAACTTCTTAAACAAGCAAGCAAGTTTGCTAGTGCACCAATGATGGACCCCTCTAAGAATCCAATGATGACTGAAGGCGAAGAGGAACCACCACAAGAAGAACCACCTACTGAATAACTATGGCAGAAACACTTACATATGATCCTGGTACTGACACCGTTACCACAGAAGAAAACCTTTCATCAGAAGAACAGGATTCTCTAGAGGTCGGTTCAAAATTAGTTGATCAACAAGAGCAACTCTTGGCAGGTAAATATAAAAATGCAGAAGAACTAGAGAAAGCATATATCGAACTCCAACAGAAACTTGGTAGTGATAACAAGGGAGAATCTGAACCTGAACAAACTGAAGAATCAGAAGAACTCCCTGAGATCTCACCAGAAATTCAACTGATTTCTGAAGCAGGTGTTGAGTTCAATGAAAAAGGTGAACTCGGACCAGAGACATTAGAAAAGTTTCAACAGATGAGTAGTCAGGATTTGGTTTCTGCTTATATGAAAATGCAATCCCTTGCTGCTAATGCACCACAGGCAACTGCTCAGGAATCTCCAGACCTAACAGATGCAGAAGTTAATTCCATTAAAAATTCTGCAGGAGGAGAGCAGGAATATTCAAACCTACTCAATTGGGCAGGACAAAATTTACCTAAATCCACAGTAGATGCATTCGATGCTCTCTGTGATTCAGGTGATGTTCAATCCATTCAACTAGCAGTTAGTGGACTCAAAGCACAATACGAAAATGCAAATGGATATGAAGGACGAATGCTGAGTGGTAAACCACCTAGGTCGTCTGGTGAAGTATTTAATAGTCAGGCACAAGTTGTTGAAGCAATGAGCGATCCTCGTTACGACAAAGATCCTGCCTATAGACAAGAAATCATGCTCAAACTCGAACGGTCAAATATTGACTTCTAAGTGTACCGGCGGACCCGAACAGTTCATCGTCCTCCGCCATGAACACTTACCTACTAACAAATGAAAGATAACGTCTACGCCACTGAAGTTGAACCAAGAGTTATTGAGAACGAAGACTATTTCGATAACGCTGAAAGAGTTAATGGTCAACTAGCAATGATAGGTTTTGTTGCTGCTCTTGGCGCATACATCACTACAGGTCAACTAATACCTGGAATCTTTTAAATCAAAATGTCGCGTCCGTTCATCCCCATCGGGACGCATGAAACCAAGGCATGGAACGGGGTCTTGGTACTTGGAGATTACTCATGACAGTATCACTTAGGTATCGCGGCATTACTTATACAAAAACAATCTAATTATTTTTAATGAAAACTATTGCATTTGCTCTCGCAGCATCCACTCTTGCAGTTCCATCTTTTGCAGGTCCATACATCAACGTAGAATCCAATACATCAGCAACTGGAAATAATTTTGAATCTCGTGCAACAGATATACACGTAGGTTACGAGAATACAGTTGGTCTAGTGGACTGGTATATACAAGGTGGTAAGACTATCAATGCAGTTGATGGTGTAGATTCTGACTCTAATTTCTCAGGTAAGTTAGGCGGTTCTTTTGCTGCTAGTGAGAATTTAGGTCTATACGGAGAAGTCAGTTTCGCAAACGTAGAAGATTCAGACAACACATACGGCACAAAACTAGGTGCTAAATATTCATTCTGATGGCACACCAAAGTTCAGTGGCAACAGCGTTTGTCACAAGGTATTCACCTGAACCAGAATCTCATCACGACAAACCAGAGGAACATCCTGACACTCTCCCGAGTGATTAACAACCTCCTGGTGTAGATGAGCAAGTAGATTACAA